GAAGTTGATAACTTAAGCCGCCCATGTATCCACCTCGTGATGCTGGTTTTCCGGGTGCACCTCTAGCTCCGGGTGCTCCGGGTGCTCCGGGTGCTCCATCGATACCATCGATACCATCTACGCCATCCCTACCGTCTTGACCATCGATACCGTCGATACCGTCCCTTCCGTCTTGACCATTAGTGACTACTGGTGGCTCATCATCGTCATCATCATCGTCATCTTCGTTACCGTTCGTAGTAACTACTACAGCACCATTGTCATCATCATCGTCATCATCATCGTCATCTTCGTTACCGTTCGTAGTAACTACTACAGCACCATTGTCATCATCATCGTCTAAACCATCGTCATCACCATCGTCTAAACCATTGTCTAAACCATCGTCTAAACCGTCGTCTAAACCATCGTCTAAACCATCGTCATCACCATCGTCTAAACCATTGTCTAAACCATCGTCTAAACCATCGTCTAAACCATTGTCTAAACCGTCGTCTAAACCATCGTCTAAACCATTGTCTAAACCATCGTCTAAACCGTCGTCTAAACCGTCGTCTAAACCGTCGTCTAAACCATCGTCTAAACCATCGTCTAAACCGTCGTCTAAACCATCGTCTAAACCGTCGTCTAAACCATCGTCTAAACCATCGTCTAAACCGTCGTCTAAACCGTCGTCTAAACCGTCGTCATCTTCATCGTCATCTTCATCGTCATCTTCATCTTCTTTAGTTAATCCACCTAAATCGCTACCGTCTTCATCTGTTTGCTGCCCATCAGTACCTATACCTTCTTCTTCTGTAAAAACGGTGTCACCATTAACAAGATCGTCGTCTACATCCAAACTCCCTTCTTCACCTTGTTCAAATCTTCCTGTCTCATTGTTGTAAAAGATGTTACCAGAAAGTACAGCACCTGTCAAGACACCAACTGCACCGCCTCCGTCTGCTACTCCTAACCCTTCTAGCCCAAGCTCAGAAACTACGTTTCCTGCTGCATCAAAAATTTCAACAACAAAGTTTCCCGGTTCTCCTGTAATTAGCTCACCGATGGCTGTAGGTATTCCTTCTATTTCTGCAAGAATACGGTTTCCCGCCTCAGTCACATTGATAACAGCTTCACCAATGCTTTCAGGAAGCACAAAGTTTCCGTCTGCGTCGAAGATAGGAAGCTGGAGAGGACTTCCATTAACTTCAAAGCTAACGGGAATCATAATCTCAGCCAGTAAACCTTTCTTTGGATCAAAGGTTACAGTCAAAGGACCCTTAAGTTGGTCCATCTGTGACTGCATCCATTCTTCAAACATCTCGTCAATAGTTTTAGGGGCACCAGATGCAGACGTACCAAAGAGAACCTGTTTAACAAAGTCTCCGCCAGCTTCTAGCGCAGGTAGAATCTCTGTCTCCCACAGGTTTTGTTTTGCTAAGCCTTCTACTTCAGCTGTCAGAGACCCAGGAGCCATAATAGTCCTGGAGCCTATAGTCCCGCCTTTGCCAAAGAAGTTCTCATAGTCTTCAGCTGTAGGGTTTTTACCAAAGTACTTTTTGAACTCTGCTGTAAACTGTTTGCCAGTTACAGTATTAGCTCCCATCCACTGTTGTAGTTCGTACTTTCCAGTGTCTGCTTCTTGTATTGTACCGTCAGTTACAATAAACTGTTCGTAGTCTACTTCGTCAGGGTTTATACCACGAGACTGAATGTAGTCTCTAACTTCTTCTTCTGTAAAATTACGGCGGTCTTTCTGTTGAAGATAGTAGTCAGCATTAAACTTGTCAAGAGTACCTAACTCATCTATTGCTTGTAGTAATGTTGTCTGACCTTCTGCTCTATTGAAGACTAAATTAGCTAAGTCTTTATCTACATTGTACAGATTCTGAGCATTGCCTTGTGCAGCTTCGCTCATCCAGTCAACAAAAGTATCTCTAAAATTATCAGGAATGTCCAGAGCATCAGCCATGGCTTCTGAATAAACATTGACTTTTGCGCTGTCTACTTCGACAACAGCTTCCTCTGGAACAGGGATGTTTTCTTCGGCTGATATTTGTTCAACAAGAAGTGCTGCTCTTTCTTTTTCTTCTTCAGTTAAATCTTTATTTCCTCTTAAATAAGAGTTCAAGAGACTTCTGTAAACATAATCTTGTGCTAGTCTAGAAAGAAAAGCCTCTACATAGCCATAAGACTCAGTCGTGTCTATTCTTACAGGTCTTCCGTCTTCTATTACTGTAATAATAGCCATTACTTAGACACTCCTGCTTTCTTCTCATAAGTCCTGAGCGTACCCAACCCAAGCATCCCCATAAGCACAGGCATCATGGTTGCAGTGTCAATCAGAGGTATCTTCACGGGTATCTCCAGTAGCGCAAGTACAAAGTTAGAAAATGGTATCACCATAAAGTTTCCTGCCATCCCAAGTACACACACCCAGCCAACAGCAGGCCGCCAGCCACTAACGAATAAATTAGCATGGCTAGCTTCAACTCTGTTGACGTCCAGTTGTGCACGAGAAAGCTCCAGAGCATGTTTCTGAGCCATTGTAGCAACTTCATGCGCTAACCTTGCCTTTTGGTCCTTGTCCTCTATGAACTTGTCCAGAAGACTCGTCACTGGTCCTATGAGTTTATCTATCATTTAAACCTTGCCCATACCCAGACTACAGCAGTAATCACTACTATGCCGAAAGACCCCCATGCTCCTAACATTCCTAAGTCTCTGATGGTCTCTCTGCGCTGCTTACGCTTACGCTTGAGTTCTGCCACCTTCTTCTCGTGTGCTAAACGAGACTCGTCTATGCGCTTCTTAATGGAGAAGTACAGGTCTCCTTGACCTTGCATTAGACAAATATCATGTAGCTGTCTGTCGAAGTTCTTCAGTTGTCTGTCTATTGACTCTAACTGAAGTGCTTCTTTGTAGGACATGACTCCAGCACCCTTCTGCTGTGCGTCCTGAAACTTCTCAGTAGCTTCTGCCCAGCGTCCTACGACTGCGCTTATGTCGGAAGCGTTGTTGCCTGCTTCCTTGATTGCCTGTATTGCAGAGTTGACGCCCTGCACAGCAGCAATACATGCGCTAATCTCAGCTATCATTTCTCTTAACTAACTTTTGTACTGTGTCCGACTCCCATATTCTAATGCTGAGCCACATGATCGTTAGCAGAGACGCAAGAGGAGGCAACCAGCCAGCCAGTGTTGCTATTGTCCCACCAACGGCAAACCCGTCAATTACTGTCTTAGCGTCCTCTGCAATCATCTGCGTTACTTCTTGTTCTTAGCGTTACCAATGTTTAACGCTAGGGCGTCAATGACTGGCTTGATGTACTTGGCGATAAACTCGTCGTCCTTAGTCGTGGGCGTTACGGCAGCAATAGCTGACGCCAGAGTCACAACTGCGGTTGCAATGTTTACGATTGTCCAGATGTCGATCATTACCAAGGCACTCCTGAACCAGATACAGGGTTCTTCTGTGCTTCTATGTTAGCCGCCAGAGCAGCCTCAGTAGCGTCCTTGTCTACACCGTTGTCCCAGCACCACTGGAGGCAATCAGCTTCCGTAAGGCTGTCATAAGCCACAAAGGAAGGATCTGAAGGGTCTGGTGAAAACCCACAAGTGCCATAGGATGATGCAGAGTAGTCTCCGTCAACTGCGGTGCAGCGCCAATGGGCAACAGTTACGCCACCGTCAGCAAGAGTTCTTTCAAGTGTTGATATTGTCCATGTTGTCATAAGTGTCTCCTGTTAAATTGCTGCGATGATGAAGGCGAGAAGCTCGTGATACCTAACGCCAAGTCGTGTGCGTTCTTCACCAGTTTCTTCATCTGTCCAAGTGTTGCTCATAAACATTGCGTAGCGTCCAGCGTCTAAGCCTTCAGCTTCAAATGCTGCTTGTAGATCTTGTGCAATGATTCCGAAGTGGGTACGTGCTTCGTCACCTTTAGCTTCTACTGCGTCTTTCCAACGCCACTTACGAAGCAACCCTTTACACGCTACGGCAACACGTTGTTCTGCGTCAGACAGTGTTTCAATGTCTTGCTTGTCATTGCCGTCTGAGCCTGTAGTGACACCGTTAGTAATAAAAGCGTCATTGAATCTATTTACAGTGGCTTGACCCAAATCTATTGCATTATCTCTGTCAGCACCGTCTGTACCTTTCGGTAGAACAGCATCAGCACTGGCAGAAAACATGATGGTAGTGTCGCCTTGCCCTAGATATAAATTACCGTTAGCAGCACCAATACTACCGACTGAGGTGCCGTCTTTTTGGAACACCGCAATGTCGCCATCGGAAGTAGTACGATTAAGAATCAACGGACTGTCTTGGTCACGGTCAGCAAATATTAAACCATCAGCTCTAATTGTTGTTCCTGTAGCACCAAACTGTGAAGTAGTCCCCACCAGCAAGTTGCCGCTTGAGTCGATACGCATGGCTTCGGTAGCTTGGGTCGCAAAAGCCAGAGCATCATTACTATGCGTATATTGCACGTATCCTGCGGAAACGCTGCCGGGGTCTGCAAAAAAGATGGAAGCAACAGCACTTGCACCTGTAGAAATAGTTAAACCTGCGTTTCCACTTTGATCTAAAACCAAATCGTCTGCTGAACCAGAAACTGACGCTCCTGATCCTGACCCTATATGTAGTTTACCTGTAGGATTGGTATTTCCGTTCAAACCGACGTTGCCGCTTGAGTCAATACGCATGGCTTCTGTATCGTTGGTTCTAAAATACAGATTGCCCGCACCTAAAGTTTCAAGAACAAGATGCTGAGTGCTTAATGCTGTTAATTTAACTGCGCCAGTACCATCTCTTGCACGTTGTAATCTGCCGTATTCAGTGCCGAGTTCATAAAGAGAAAAAGAAGCATTGTTTGTGGCGCTAACGTCAGTAGAGTTAACGTCAACAATCACTTTTGTTCCGTTGGTTGAATCATTGTCAGAAACATCTAATTGCGAACGGGGACTAGCAGTCCCAATCCCGACGTTGCCGCTTGAGTCGATACGCATGCGTTCTGTTGGAGTCGAGCCAGTTGCAAACCTTATTGTCGTATCTGCATCCAACTGCATATTGCCGCCAGCAGCACCGCTGTTGTCAGCTAAAATATGATAGAGACCATTAGCATCCATATAGTGCTGACCGTATAGCGTAGTGCCGTTATAGCGTAACGCTAAAGTGTTATTAGAGCCGTTTCCTGTGCCTACAGTGCTGTGCTGTATTTCTAGTGAGTTAGCTGGAGTGCAACCAATCCCGACGCTATCAGCAGTCACAATGCCAGTTACGTCGATGCCCGTGGAGGTTGCAGTTAACACTGTGTTCGTGCTTGCTCCGTTTTGAACAGCGAATTCAAGTTGTCCTACGCTATTAGGATAAGCACCTGTTGTTGTAGCTTTTGCACCAATCATTGCCAGCGAACCATCCGCGCTAGTCGCTAAACGCAACGTGGAATATTCGTTGTTAGCGTCTCCAGCTTTTAGGTTGAGTGCCGCTGGTGAGGCAATTGATGCACTCGCATCGCTACCATCAATAACAATGTTTCCAGCCAATATATTGCTGGTCCCATCATGATAAATCTGTAGGTCAGAGCCATCACCGAAGATAGCCTTTACGTTGTCACCAAATGTAGTGTCAGCTGCTGCATTAACACCAAGCTCAATAACTTCGCTGCTTGAGTTCTTAGAGTAAAGTCTTTTGTTAGTTAAGTCTACAGCAAGCTCGCCAACTGACAGATCATCTGCTGTAGGAGCACCTGAGCCGTTTTTAGTAATAATAGTTGTAGCCATTGTTTATCCCTTGTTATGCTCCGTAAGTTCCACCGTTGAGCGTACCTGTTGTCATGTTGTCTGCGTTAAGTGTTGAGTTTGATTGTAAAGCTGAGTCTGCTAATGTACCCTGTGCGGCTGTTGCAGCGTCCGTAATTCCGTAGCCAGCCAGCGTTGTCGGTGTAGAACTGAGCTCTGCAAAAGTTAAACCGGAGCCTGAGTCAATCCAACTAGCTCCGTCGTACACCCGCATGACACCACTGGTTGAATTGTAGTACAACGCACCAGTAACCAAAGCGTCACCGTCGTTGTCCAGTGTTGGGTCAGAAGTCTTACTACCTAAGTACCTGTCGTCAAATGAGTCTAATGCTGTGGCTGCTGATGCTGCACTGCTTGCCGCTGCTGTTGCGCTAGACGCTGCCGCTGTCGCGCTGTTAGCTGCATTGGTCTCTGAGGTTCCAGCGTTGGTAGCTGACGTTGAAGCATTGCTTTCACTGGTTGCAGCGTTTGTTGCAGACGTAGCAGCAGCCGTTGCACTAGAGGCAGCGTTGGTTTCGCTTGTCCCTGCATTGGTTGCTGATGTGGCTGCATTGGTTGCACTCGTGGAAGCATTGGTTTCACTGGACGCTGCGGCTGTAGCACTTGAGGCTGCGTTAGTTGCTGAAGTCCCAGCATTAGTTTCACTTGTGGCTGCATTAGTAGCACTAGCTGCTGCATTAGTTGCTGATGTAGAAGCACTAGTTGCACTGGTTGCTGCGTTAGTTTCTGAAGTACCAGCATTAGTTTCTGATGTAGCTGCTGCTGTCTCACTGGCTGCTGCTGCCGTTTCACTCGCTGCTGCATTGGTTGCGCTAGTGGCTGCATTAGTAGCACTGGTAGAAGCATTAGTTTCTGAAGTTGCAGCGTTGGTTGCGCTAGTGGCTGCTTCTGATGCTTTAGTGGTTGCTGTTGTAGCACTACTGGCTGCATTTGTAGCCGAAGTTGCTGCATTGGTCTCGCTAGTGGACGCATTGGACTCGCTAGTAGATGCGTTAGTCGCTGATGTAGATGCGTTGGAAGCACTAGTTGCCGCATTGGTGGCACTTGATGCAGCGTTAGTTTCACTGGTTGCTGCATTAGATTCTGAAGTAGCCGCATCAGTTGCACTGTTGGCTGCTGCTGTTGCAGAAGCTGCGGCTGCATTTGCTTTAGCTGAAGCAGTGGCTGCGTCGGCACCAACTTGGGACGCTACAGCATCTGTAGTCGCGTCGCCTGTGCCTCCAGTACCTCTAAAGATACCCATACGCTGCTCCAGCTAAAGAAAACGAAAGTGTAACAAAGAAAAGCAAGAAGGGGGCCTGTGAAGACCCCCGTATGCTTTTGAAGATCTTACTCGTCAGCAATGGCGATTACGAAGCCAGCTTCAGGACGGTAAGTTTCAACACCGTACAGCGTGTCTGCCGTGTAGAGCGTTGATAAGTACTCTTGCTTGTACTGAGTCTGTGAACGTACAGCCATTTGCTCAGCAAGAACGATAGCGTCCTTGTGGAAGAACATACAGCCACGTACAGCAATAGAGCCACCTGCGTTCTGAGCAGCAGTTTCCAAAGTAGGAGCATTGCTAGAAACGTAGACGTCTACACCGTACAAGTTACCAATGAGACCTGACTCAACACCGCGACCACCTACGAAGTCAGAAGACACGTAGCGGTCAATACCCATGATTGACTTACGAGCAGCAGGTGGAATCACAAGTACTCGTCCGTCCATAGGTACGTCAGCGTCGTCCATAAGCTTGATAGCTTGTCGAAGCGCAAGGTCAGTAAAGTTGTCACCAGTAGCAACAGTGTCAGCAGCAAACGTAGCCAAGCCGCTAGAAGCGTTGACATAGTAAGCGTTGCTGTTTACCCAGCTTGAAGCGTCTGACGGAGAAGCAGTTCGCGTACCATCACCAAAGCCAGTACCACAGTTAATGAGGTCCGTGTCTACTCTAACAGACAGTGCATAACCAGCGTCTTCCGTGTAGAACTGACGAAGGCTATTAAGAGCCTGTACTTCAACGATGTCCTCAATGAGTCGTGAGTACTCGAAGTGTCGGTCTACAGTGACCGTCAGTTCCGTTTCAGTGGCTGCAATAAGCGTTACTTGATTTGAAGCTTGTTTTGCAGAAGCTGAACCACGAGTCGGCTTAGGAATGTGGATTACGTCGCCCTTTTTGCCAGTCATCGAAAGACGCTTGACAAGAGGAGCCATTTTGAGGTTTTTTTGATAAGCAGCGATAATCTCGTCACTCCAGATTTCTGGAATAAACTTATCAGCTGTTGTTTTAGTTACATGATCAGTACCAAGTGCCATTAGTCACAATCTCCTTAAGATTATTTGACTCGACCCTCTGCGTACGCTTTTAAGATTTCATCTGATAAAGCTTGGTAACGCTCAGGGTCTGTTTTCATAAGTTTAATGATGTCGGCCCTGCGATACACTTTCCTACGGCTACC